GCACGTGACATCACGGCCAATCTTATCGAGAAGGGTGTGAACCGACTCTCAGCCACACGCATGAGTAAGTTGCTGTCAATGTTTGGCGAAGAGATGGACATCGTCAAAGCACCTCGACGTGGAGAATATGTTCTCCTTTCATGTGACGGACTTGTTATCAAAGACCCGTGGGCGTATGCTGCGGGATTCATGGATGCTGATGGTTCAATCTTCATCACCAAGCGTGGTGAAGTTCGTGCATCAGCGGTAGCCACTGGGGATAGGGGACGCATTCACTGCGAACGACTACAGAAAACGCTTGGCTGTGGTACACTTTCACTCGACGAAAAGATGTCAAAGAACAGCAAGCGGACAACGCACCGTCTGAACTTCCACTCACGAGATGATTTGAAGAAAGTTCTTAACGGAGTGCTTCCGCACTTGCAATTAAAGTCGACTCAAGCAAAGGCCGCATTGCGATTCCTTGAAGAGAATGACACGATGAAAAAGGAGCAGTATCGTATGTTGGTCATGTTTGAGAACTGGAAGGACGACGCTGATGCTGTCCAAAAGAAGTTGGACGAGTGGGGCGTCGACGCCGACACCATTCGTTCTTGGGGGAGTGACTTGTAATGGCGGAAGAACGTGTCAAGGGTGTCCTTGGTCGTTTAGCCGACCGATTCCGACGACGTCGTACACCTGAGCCTCAGATGCCGTTGTACACAACAGGCATCCAAGAGCCAGTCATCGTTCAGGGTATCACAATACCTGCTTTGTATTCTGTTGCGTCTGAAAATTTGATTCTCCGAACAGTGCTTTCGACACTTCAACAGGAGATATTCCGACGTGGATATTACTGGGACAAGAAATTCCACATGAAGTGCAACGAATGCGAAAAGGAGTATCAACACGACGTCGATACATGTGCTGATTGTGGTGGCGATGTTCGTAGCCCTGACCCAAACGAAACTGTGTATGGTCGCTGGCTTGTCGAACAGCGCAACTCAATGGAACAGAACTTCATGGATGTGCTGCGTGAGATTGAATACGACCTCAACATCATGGACGATGCGTTCTTGATTCTCGTTAAAGAATACTACGTTGACCCTGAAACCAACGAAGTTGCTTTCTACCGTGTCAAAGAAATTTTGCGTGGTGACCCTATCTTCATGCGTATCGTTGCTGATAAGCGAGGTGTACGTGGTGGACGGTACAAGGTATGTCCACTGCATCGCAATCAAGTGCGTGGCTACAGTGAAACGGACAACAACTGCGAGGTATGCAATCACGAATTGGAAGACGTACATCACGTCAACACAGGTGGTGCAGGGAAGACGCAATACTATCTCAAGGGCGAAGTCATCCACGTGAGCAAATACAATCCGTCGAAGTTGTATGGTAAATCGCCTGTATCAACACTTTGGCGTCAGGCTATGACACTCACAGCCATGGACAATTACATGTACACAGCATACAGCAAGCGCCGTGTTCCACGTGGTTTGATTTCAATCACCACGGACAATCTTGAATCGATGAAGTCGTTTTGGAAAGGTGTTGACGAAAAACTTGAGCGTGACCCACACTACATTCCGAAAATTGGTATCGAAAGCCAAAGCGGACGTGGCGGCGTCAACTGGGTCAAGTTCATGGACACGCTTGAAGAGATGCAGTACATCGCTGTCCGTGACGAAATGCGAACCCGTATCGCAGCATTCTACGGTGTATCGAACGTGTTCATGATGGACACAGGTAAATCAGGTGGACTGAACAACGAAGGTTTGCAGATTCTTGTCACCAACCGTGCTGTTGAGTTCGGTCACAAAGTGTACACTGACCATCTGTTCCCACGATTGATGGAAGAGATGGACATTCATGATTGGAAGTTGACACTCTATCCGAACGAAGAAGAGGACGAAGTCACTCGACTCCGACGAGACGAGATGGAGGTCAACATTGCACAGCGTATGGCTCAACTTGGATTCAAGCCTGAACTCATCGAGGAGGGCGGTCGAGATATTCGATTCATCTACAAGCCTATGGAACAAGGCATGGGTGGACAGCCTCAGATGGGTGGCATGCCCGGAGGTCCACAACCAATGGCACAGCCCGGCGGCTTACCAAGCCGTAACATGCCACCACAATTAGCAGGCGCACTCGCAGGTCAAGCAAGCGCAGGCTTGAGACAAGCACAGGGACCCGCTTCACAGCCCGGTGGAGAGGGGATGGGAATGCGTACACCACGTGGACCTGCCAGCCCACAGAACCGAACGAGCATGGGCGCAGGCGCTCCATTTTCCAGCGTACAGCAGCGAGGACCGCAAGGCTCACCGCTTAGTCAAGCCATGAACAACATCCGTCGTATGTGACGGAACATTCAATACGATGAAGGTTATGGGATGCGTATGGACCTGACAAAGATGGACCCGATGGCTCGCAAAATGCGCTCACATGTTGATGCGTTTTTCAAGGCGATTGAAGAGAACGATAGCGTGTCGGCAAGTTCGCACATCAACGAAGTAAGCAAGTATGCTGAATACCTTTCAGAAGACGTATCAAAAGCGCTACTGAAAGCCGATATGCCACAAGCACGAGGCGTCAACGACATCTACGCAGGTGGCGTCCCAGTCCGCAAATTCAACAGCGTTCAAACCGTCCACGAAGCAACGACACAAGTCTTGCCCGGTACAATCCGAACAAGTCGGCGTGGACCTATCATGCAACGCCGAAACAACAGGAACCTTTGAGGTGATTGAATGAGCGAAGAAGTCGTAGAAGAGGGAACGGCTGAGAAACTCATGGGTGCTTTGATTACAAAAATGGAAAGCATGGACAACAGTCTTAACATTCTCAAAGCCGAAAACAATGCACTCAAGCAAATCGTCGCTGACCCCGCCATGCTCTTGAAGCGTGCAGGTTTTATCCGAAGCGGCTCCAACAGCGCACCAATGGACGTCATGCCTGACTTGTTCCGTGGTGACGCTACGTATGATATTCTCAAAGATGAATCAGCCAGTGGTATTCCATTACCCGCAAGCAACGAAGAGTTCCATGCAATGGACTGGGCTGACATTCATCGCCTTGCCGAAGAAGCAAAGGGCACAGGCAACTTAGGAAACAACATGGGAATGGAGTGATAGCATGCGACCCCGATACGAACCACGAAGCCCAAAGGTCGACCAACTTTTGAAGGCAGCCAAAGAACTTGAAAGCCGAATGATTGCCAAAGAGCAGGGCATCACGTTTGACCAAAAGGAAGGAACAGCCCTTGGCGATGTTCAATTCCACGTACAAGTCGGCGGTGAGACCGGCGTGCAAAATCAATACTACTCAACCAACCAACGTCTGATTGACGTTGAAGATGTCACAAACAAGGGCGCTATCTCAGAAAAGAGCGACGTCCTTGACAAGAACCCACACTACCCAACAGCACTTTCAACGCTCGCAGGGCACTTTGTGGACGGCGGCGGAGAAGCGCAATCGCTCAAGAAAGCGTTGGAAGCACGCATGAACCGCCAATGAATGGCGGTGATTGATTGACGATTCCGAACCCCAGTGATGAAACACGGGTAGCCGACCCTGCACGACAAGCAGGCGGCCAGTTTAGTTTTGAAGACGAATCGTTGCAGGTCATTGACCCGATGACCGAGCGCGTCGGTATGGGTTTGAAAGAAGCGCCTAAAACAATCTCAGAATCGTTTCCCGGCCAACATCCGTTCGACGGTCGTATACGGCAGCCTCAGTCAGTTAATCACATGGGCGAAGAGTGGATGCATCAGCAAATTCGACCCGCTACACGTGAACACTTGGGTACATCGAGTGAACACTTTGGCGACATGACCATGCACCATCCTGATGTTGCACCGCTTTGGGAAGAAACGGCAAGACACCACCCAACTGACCCATCACAGACGGTTTACATGCCTGCGTGGGCTGAGCGATTGGATTCGCATATTCGTAACGGCGTATCAGCGGTGCACCGTGACAAGGAATTAGCACATCGTGGACATTTCAACGATTCCGCACTGTACACCTATGGTATGTACGGTCCGCACAAAACCTATGTGCCTCAGCATGGGTTGTACGAACGTCATTTCAACAATTGGTTAAAGTCTTCATACGGTCAAGCAGCGGACGCCTATTTCAGTGATGAACTTGGATATAGTGGGCAACAGTTAGTAAACGCATTAAGGCACGTACATTTGGAAAAGACGCGAGAGTCGTGGATGGACGATAGCAAAGATGAAGAAACAGGTCGGCGAAAAGGCTTGGGTGAGTGGGATTACTATCTCGGCCTTGAATGGCTTACACCCGCCGAACGTGCGATGGTGTACAGGCACATCAAAGAGCACGGCTTCCATGACAAAAACAACTACACCATCAATGACATTCACGTAGGCGATAAGCCCCTTTCGATGGGTCGACTTGTGGCGAATATGCATCAGCGGTATGGACCCGTACACAGTCATCACACACGTGACCCTGACGCTACGGGGCAGGCATTTGCTGTCGGTATGATTCCACCCGGTCAAACCTCTCGTGTAAACGTTGACGAATTGTACAAAGATTTGGAAGGTTCAGCGCTGGGTCAGAAAATACGTGCGTTCTACGAAAACCATGACGATGAGGTCGAATACTTACCAAGACGTGCCGACAAAGGGTTTCGACAACAAGACACACCCAAGATGGACCTCCAAGGTGTCTATGCATTAGCAGGTGTTAAGGCAGGCTTGGACGGCAAACTTGAGTTCCACAGAAAAGGCGAGTCACCGCATTATGAAGAAGGATGGACAGGCGACCATGACTGGACAATCGAAGAAGTTGAGGAGTTCTTGAAACCACATTTACTTGCGCGTGATATGCAAGGTGCAGGGCGTAAGGCACGAAACGAAATTCAGATGTACCTCAATCCGTATCTCGCTACGGAAGGTGTAGGTGCACACTCCGACAACTACACGTTTGGCGATATGGAGTCGCTTGCCCACCACTGGAACGAACCATTTGAAGGCCGAGGCGGTTTGTTCAAGACACATGCAACCAAGTTGGACATGCTTCATCAGATGTTGTCGTTAGAGGGAGAGCGTGACGGTCTACTTGGACGCATGCAGGCAAGAGAAGATTACTTTCAAGACGAATCGCTTGAATCAAAGGGCGGAGAAGTGCTCAACATACACAACAAGGTTAGAGGGCTGATGGCGCCGTTTGGTTTGCCGTTGAGTGAACTAAGTGAGGCACGACGACAGATTGCACGAGGAAAGGAAACCGACACAGTCTCCGTATCTGAAATCGATGCAATGGCGGGTTTGCCTGCTGCATTGCATCCTCACAATACGTTCATCTCAGGCACTGCGGCATTAGCAAACGCAAAGGTCAACCAAGGATTGCACGGAACCACGCATTCGCCTGAGCATCACAACGAGGTGTATCAGGCGTCGTTAAGAGCAGGTCGCACAGAAGGTAAAACAAAAATGAACAAACTACGTGACGAGTTACAAGGCGATAGAGACCAATATAGATTCACACACGGTATGGGTCACGCTTTTGGTTTAGCAACAGAAAATGACAAATTGAAACGGGACGGTGACGTTTCACACCGAGCGATTCGTTTGATTGGTATGCTCGGCGGACTCAACAACCCAAGAGCACCTTCGGTTGACGGTGTACAGCACCCGAACCAATTTTCGTTTGAAACGTTTGATGTACTACCAATCAAGCGTGAGGATTACAGCATCCGTCAGCGCACACACGTTGACAATTACGAAGCAAGTAAAAAGGAATCAGCCCGATTAGATGGGGAACTCAAGCAACTTGAAGCAAACATGTCTCAGGAAGAGGTAGCCGAGGCTGAACGAATCAGTATGGCACTTGAAGGTCAGCGAGAACAGGCTGACAAAATGATTGAAGAACTGGAAGAACAGGGGTACACACGTGACCAAGCGACAAAAGCAGCACTGACCTCACTAACAAGGGATGCAAATGTAAGCAATTTGAGTGGGGTACAACTTCAATACATGAACTTGCTTGGAAGTAAACTTAACCACGACGCCGCTGTTGAAGAATACGATACTGCCGAGGCTGAACTCAACGACACTGTTGAAGCACGTTCCTATTTACCTGACGGGAGTGAGGACGCTGAACACCTTGACCACCTCATAGAAGAACAACAAGAAGTTCTTGACGAGATTGCCAAGAAGCATTATGGGGAGAACTCAAGGTCAAATAAAGAACTTAAACACGACGATACGCATCACACGCAAGTCAAAGGCCATCACGATGCTATCGTAGAGATGGCTGATAGGATAGGTAAAGAGATACAAAGACAAAATCCTGAACTGTATGATTCAGTTTCCCCTGATACCATGGCAGCGTGGAAAATGTATGCAGCGAATCAATTCCTTGCTCGACAAGATGCTGAGCATCACAACATCAGCGCACCAGTAGCAGGCTACGAGACTGTTGAGTCAGAAATAAAGGGGCGTGTTGACAATAGCCACGACAACATGTCGTTTACATTGCACAACGACGGGCATGAGATTGACCCTGACATGTCTGTGAGTGAAGCAGGCGAAATGATATTCGGCGGTACGATGAAACCTTACCAAGAACGCATGGTCAAGGATTTGCTCAAAAAGGTACGTGCCTTAGGGAAGCCACTGCGAGTCATGTCAATGATGGATTTGGTAGGTCGTATGGCTGAGTCAGGCGACACTTCCCTTTATGGTATGCAAAAATTGGGTCACGAAAATGTTCTTGAGGATTTGATTGGCTTCAAACGACATAAGCCTGATTATGATAACGACCCTTTGTACAAAATTCCAACAAAACGTACAGCCCCTGTTGCGGGTGGAAGGAGTGCAAACCGACACCCCAGTATCGATACAATCAAGCGACATCCTTCATACAAGGCAGGTAAGCAGTTTTTACAGGCTGTGTCTACGTTGGGTAGGAAACAAGCCTTGTCCGAACGCTCTATGGAAATCATGACGCCCTCGTCAGACAGGCAAAATGACATAAAGAATAAATTCAGAAACGAAGCATTGGGCTATGATGAATTGAGAGGCAAACCCGACATTATCATCAACGAAGCATATCTCCATGACATAGTCAACCATTTGCACGGACTTATGGTGACAGATGCAGACGAATATGACCCAACAAAGGTTATCGACACTGAAAAGAAGCCTATGTTGATGCACAAACCAATTGGTCGTGGTGGTCACCCGAAGTCAAAGGCCACCATCATGTCGCTGTACAACTCAGACGGATTGCGTGGCAACTTTGGGCACATACACGACATACCGTTTGCGATGGATGTCAAAGACGGTCAGATGTCGTTCCGAATGCTACCCAAGCCAAAGAAGATGCGATTGCTCACGCCGAACATGGAAGCAATCAAGGCGATGATGCCCAAACGTCATCATGGTCACTTTGTTTCACCTTCACAAGCAAAGACCGACCCAAGGATAAGAACTGATATAGCAAGGTCTCCTGTCGCAACACGCGTCAACCAAGTAGGAGAACCGTTTATGGACACGCCGGAAGCAATACATCAGAAGATGGACGGACCTACATTGTTGGCTTCGCTGACCAACCCTGACTATATCCGCAAGGATATGCCTGAGGGCTTGCCGTCACTGCAACCGATGCACCGTATCTTTGATGTCGATGACCTTGAACACCTGCGTGGATTCACAGGCGACTGGGTCGTCAGCGACTATCCTGAGGGCGAGCGAATGTTCGTCACCAAGAAGGACGATGATGTTGAAAGTAAGGGTTCACTTACTGACGAAGAGAAGAAAGCGTTCAAGCAGGTATCAGACAAGGACTTCTTGGTTGACGTTATACGACGTGAGAGTGGACTGTACATCTTTGAGGTCATCGAGTTCGATGGTAAAGAGGTGCACGACATACCGATTCAAGACCGCATCAAGTTGTTGCGTGGTGCGCTACAAAGCGTCGAAGGCGTCGAAGCCCCAAGCGCATCCGATACCAAGTTGACCGACGATGTCGGACTGGCTGACGCCATCAAGAACATCGAGAGCGACCGTATCTTGTTGCGTGATGCAAAGTCCACATACATGAAAGGCGAGGCACGTCATCCCAAGTGGGTCATGTATCAGAAAGGCAACGATGTCACACTCATGGTGCTTGAGCGACGAGGCCAATCACCGTACACGTATCGACTTGGCACAGGCCCAATCATTCACGGGGAGGACTTGGGCGACCGTGCAGTCAAGATTGAGGATGACATTTACATGGACATCGGTGCATCATTCAACGCTCCTGAGAAGTATGAGGTTGGTGACTTCGTCAAGGTCAACGTCACAAGCGTGACAGAAGGTGAAGCATCTGAGAATCAAAAGGTGTACACCGTTCACGCACCACGCATCGAAGGCGAGGCTGAGGGTGAACCACTGGTTAGCACAGAAAGCCTTGCTATGTTGGCAAAGGCTGACATGACTCAAAGTCCACTCAACATCTATAGAAGCGACCGTCATATTCGTGTATCGTTTGAAGCAGGCGATGTTTTGTACAAGGCGACCACACGTGGTCAGTATTGGACTGTGCATACACCTGTAGCCGACAATGACTATCTGATTCGTTTGTCTGAAAGCCAACGACCGTTTTGGTCACCCGTGGCTGGTGTGATGCTCAAGGGCGACTTTGACATAGCCGAACGAGAAGACAAGGCCGAGGTTCACGAAAGCAAGAACGACGGCAAGCCCCTTATCCCGCCCAAGAAGATTCATGGCACTGGGACGTGGGACAAGGAAAAGAACAAGGTCATGAAGAAGGGCGTCGAACTTCTTGAGCGATTGTTGGCGAAGAGTGGTGTGGGTCAAGTAGGCGTTAGTATGTCAGGACCCAAAGGACTTGGCATCGACTATGGTACACCTATCCAATCACCAACAGGTCCAACTAATCCTGATGATGCCAAAACCATGCCTGACTACGATGTGCGTGATATTGAGCGAGACAGGAAAGACGAAGAGGAAGAATCGAAGGACGTCGAGGAAGTTGATAGTAAGTTGGAACTTACAGAAGATAAGGCTGTCTACCATATCTGATTATATAGAATGACGGATGTAAGGACTTCAATGGTCATGGCATCGCCACTACAATCCGCCCGATTTGAAGGCGGTGGCACTATATCGCTCCTCAAGAGCGACAATGGCCTTGTTATTGCAGGCTATGCAAGCGTCGAAATGGTCGACAAGCAAGGTGACCTCATCACTACAGGTGCGCTCAAGGGTGCATTTGACAACTTCATGAAAGCGGACGGATTCCGCAACGTACAACTCGCACACTCCAACATCCAAGTTGGAGAAGTTATTCCACAGTACACTGACAGCAGTGGTCGACTGTGGAAGTCCGGTGTCGATGACGCTGGACTCTTCGTTGTCATCCAAGTACGTGATGACATCGAAAAGGCTCGTGAAGTAGCCAATGAAATTCGCAAAGGCGCCCTTAGGGGTTTCAGTATCGGTGGACAAGCATTCAAGCGAATGCGAAAGGCCGATTCGGAACACGGTGATTACACCGAGATTTCCAAACTGGAACTTCATGAGGTAACGATTTGTGAAAAAGGTATAAACCCGGAGGCGACATTCCGTATATTGAAGGAGGACACAACAATGACTGAAAGTACAGACATGAACACAATGAGCGAACTGTCGTCCGTCTTGGACCGCATCAACACCCGCCTCGACGTAATGGAAAAGGGCGAGGATGACAAAAAGATGCCTGCTTTCCTTGAAGGGAAAGACAAGGATGACGACAAGGATGAAGACAAAGGCAAAGAAATGGCTGATGACAAAGACGACAAAGAAAAGATGTACGGCTCCGAGGAGCAAAAATCCGAGTACTCCGATGTCATTACCCAAGACTACTTGCACTGGATGGAAAACACCTTGAAGTCGGGTGGCGTCGATATTGCAGGCGCTCGTGCACACTTTGATGCACTTGAGAAGGCACAACTCGGTGGCTTCGACAACCCATCTTCCATTGACGGTGCTGACTACTTTGCAGGCCAAGTACGTGGCCGAGCACAAGAAGGCGGCAACCCATCCACTGGCGCAATTGGCAAACTCAACAGCGGCTCTAAGGCTGATGTTGCAAAGGGCTACTTGCACCCTGAGGACCTTTCCCCTGCTGACCTTGAACAAGCATACGCTGCTTACAAGGCTGCTTCCATCGAGAAGCAACTCAAGGGAACTCTCAGCGAAGTCTTCGCCGACCGA